GTCGTTGAATCACATACTCAGCATCGTCTAGGCTAAGAGCAGACGGATCAGGGTGAAAGTCCCAGACAGATACAGGCTCTATACGAGGGCATACCATGTCGTAGGGGGAGTAAACACGTTCACCTTCTTCGTTACGAGCCCATTTGCTGATAACTTTGCTATGGTTAAGCGGTCCTTTGACAATACCTGTACCGAACAGAGCAGACTCAAAGATAGCAGAACGTAAAACGTTAACGGCGTTAGTTTCAAGAAGCTGGTCCTGAACAACTTTTTCTAGCCGACGAGCAGTCTCCTGCGCTGGAGATATTTGAGGTTCACCTAGTCTAGATGGACCTTCAGCAATAGGCGTATTAGCGAACTCTCCGGCTAATCCTCCAAGAAAGTCTCTTTCTCCGGGAGGTGTTGCCTGTGTTGCTCCGGGAGGTAGCTCCCTGCCATCTCCTTCAAACCCATAAGGATCAGCTTGCATAGCTTGATCTAGAGGAGTCTCAAGATGGGCAAACTCTGCGATACCTTCTGGAACAGGCGTAGGTTCGATCTGAATGGGGAACTTCTTGTTGGCAAAAAGAATATCGATGATCTGACCGTAGGCTGCTAAGACCTTTGTTTTGGTTATCTTCAGAAAGACTTTTGAACGCTCGGAGTCCCGATACTGAGTTGTTCCGTCGTTAAAGTTGCCACGAAAGTTTTTATAGGCTTGAAGCCAACGTTGCTCGTGGTTGTACCGCCCAGTCTCTGCTGAACGGAATCTCTCTTGAATAAGTCCTGCCAGTCCCGGAGCTACCTCTGCAGCGTTCTCCACTACATCAGGCTCGTCGCCGAACTCGTCGTCGTCTATTGCCATGTTTTGCCCTTCAAAGGGTTAAAAGGTTAATTACTTACCGCTTTCGCCGTAAATGCTGTTATCTTCAGCCATGCTCATGATGCCTGTATCTGTAGGCTTTGTTTGTTTCTTGGGCATGTCTTCTGTGTATACTGTAGATGCAGTTTTCATATCGAACTCAAGACCTTGACGATAAAGTTGGGTTTCGCCAACATTCTGGTCAACGGATTGTGTGTCTTGGCCCATGATGTATCCTGCGCCGTAGTTATAGTTGTTATTAGGCATGATGTTACTCCAATTCTTGCCGTTAGGGTTGTGATATTAGGTTATTCATTTGGTCATCTAATTTAGACCGGGTTCGTTCACTTCGACGTTGCATACTTTCAAGACGTGAACTTTGTGCTTTTTTTACTAATTCCATTTCTTCTGGTGATCTTCCCATTTGTTCAAGATCACCTGTTGTTATTGGCAGAGGGCTAACGAGTTCTTCAACAGCTTGTGCGCCACGTTTGACAGCAGTTCCGTAATCACCCTCTTCAAACGCTTCTTTCGCTTCAGCACCTTTTTGTTGTGCGGCGATACCTGCTCCTAAGAATCCAATGAAAGGAATTGCTTTCTTTACACGAGATGGGAGCCTTTGATATGTTGAATTGAAAACTTCTATAGCTTTGTTCAGGTTCTCGCTTCTAACTTTTTTATCAGCAGCGTCTGAAGCAGCTTTTTTATCTTTGGTTAATTCGTCTGCTGCATCTTTTCTTGCTGCTTCTATACGTGCTTCTGATTTTGCACCTTCAATTAATGTCGGTTCTGCCTCTATAGTTTGTTGTGCAGTTTTTGTTTTTATATCTAGAGTTTCCGACTCAGTTTGAGCTATACTTTTAGCTCTATTAACATCTCTTTCTTCCGATATTGAATCAGAAATTTCAATGTCTTTAGGCGTTATTTCCTCTACAGCAATCTTTGGAACTGTTTCTGTTGTTCTGTAGAAACCAGTAGAAGTATATTTTTTATTGCCAAAATAATCAGTGGATCGAAGTCCTAGACGATCAAAAAGGCTATTTACAGTTTTATCTTGACTTCTAAAGGCGGAGTCTCTTAATATATAATTAGAAAGATTACCTGCCTCTGATCTAGGAACATCTCCTGTGTAAGATTTCCCTCCTATGCCTTTTTCAACATGGCCTTGAAACTCTTCAGCCACGTTACTAGAAACTTTATTTTCTTGTCGAAGACTTCTGGGAACCATACTTCTAACAAGAGCTATAGTGTCTAATGTGGTTTTTTCACTTTTTGGAATATTAGCAGCTATGTCTTTAAAGTCAGGGCTGTTAAGTCTTTTTTTAAAGGTAGCGTTCCAAGTATCACCTGCTTCTTTTTTAGTAATATCAAACAGAGGGTATTTTTTTGCTTCTTCTGCGTCTATTCCTGCTTCAGTAAGCTCTTGCAATCTTCTAGTTTTGATAGAATTTACAAAATCTTGCATTTCATCCGTATATTCAAAACTAAAGTAAGATTTTTTACCCGCCGCGCCTCCTGTTAATATCAGAGAAGTTTTACCAGTAGCCTCGTCAGTATATTCTGAAAAATCTCCAAGAGTAATCGCACTACCTAAGTTGCTTTTTGATTCAGGAAAAACACGTTCTACTCTATTCCCTGTTAATCTGTGAAATAGTAGAGCCTCTTTCATTTTAGTAGCTTTTTTAGAGGCTAAAGGATCTTCTGAAGCAGTTGCTATATCATCAATATCTCTAAACGCGGCTTCGTACAAATCATCCTGTCTACTAGCACTGACAAGACCTCGCATGGGCAATTTAGCCGATGATTTTTGTCCGGGGGATCCTCTCTGAGTAAGTCCTGATGTGCTTTCTTTACCCACTCCCTTTGAATAAGAAAACCCCTCATCTCTTAAAGCTGGCTCTATAGTATCTTCATAGTTTTGAAACTTGTAAACTAAACTTTCATTTTCGCTAAGATAATCTACTATTTCTTTAGGCACTCTTTTTGGATTAAACTTATCACTCAAACTGAATGGTAAATTCCCTGCCTCTTCTTGTTTTTTTAAAGCATTAATAAGTGATGGTACATTTTTTTTTCTAGTTGTGCCCGCAGCATTTTCTGCGGCAAACTCCATAGCATCTTGAAGAGTTGCAGTGCCATCATTAATCTTATCTACTAGCTGTTCTATTTCCATGTTCTAGTACCCGAACGTCGAATCAACGGGCTGGTACACCCGGTCTTTGATACCGCGAAGCTGATTATTGATTGTTGCGTATCCTGATGTTCTTGTCATTACCATATATCTCAGTGCGTCGTAGGCGTGGTCTTCTGCCTTTGTGTCTACGTCTTCGCTGTTCGTTTTGGACAGCGGAATACCTGCTAGTTGTTTAATTGTGTTCTGGCAGGTGTTGAATATCTTCATACGGGGTTCGTTGGTGTACGGATCATCTGATAGACGACGGTGTAGTTCCATCTTACCCGCTAGTCGGTTCCGGTCAGAGGGTGTCCACCTCACACCACACCGTATCATTGTCTCTGCGATAGACGGGCCCAGCCCAGTCTTGTTCCAACAGGAGGAGTCAAGCACCGTGTAGTGTGGAGGCTGATCGTCTGCTTCCATCTCCATGATACGGCTGGCAAGTTGTTCACCTGTCATTCCTTTGCCGTATAGTTCACGGTAGACCCAGATGTTGTTGTCCCAGTCGATTGCGCCCCACAGGACACATGACGGAGAACTGTAGCCGTAGTCAGCGGCTCTAATGCGAGGCCAGTTGGTCGGCAAGTCTATCGGATCAACAGCATGACGCACTCTACTGAACTCCGGGAACGCTGCACCTTCGGCAACGTCCCAGTCCCCATCAAGGAGCCGCTTGCGCTCGACCTCTGGGAGAGAACGTAGCATTGCTTCGTACTGTCCGTCCGCCATGAGGTATGGGTTGTCGGTTAGACGTGCGGGAATAAACCTGCGGTAGAACAGAGGCTGTCCTTCCTTCTCATGACCAGCGGGCCACACGAACGCTTTACCTGTTTCCATATCTATCGCTGGATATGTTGTGTTGTGTGGTGCTGCGTCGATGTACATCTTCTTGACCCACCAGCCACCTACCCCACCGGGGTTGGCTGTGCAACGCATGGAGAGTTGCCCCATGAGTTCCGGATCAGTCGTCCGGAGACGAGAGCGAAGATAGTCCCATACGTAAGAAGACGGGTACTGTGTTATCTCGTCGATGCCTATCCACGCAAACGCTTGACCCTGAAAGCGAGTCACGTCGCGGTCTTTTTCTAGATAGGTAAACCAGAGTGTTGCCCCAGAGGGGAAGTTCCACGTTGACTTTGATTCACGGAACACTGCACCGGGGAACGCTTTCGGATACAGTTGCTTTGACTTGTCTATAAGCTCCGTTAGTTCGTCTAGTGTGCGGCGGAGCAGAAGGCCACGAAAGTTAGCGTTATGACAATAACGTAAAGGATCAGCAAGAAGCGCGAATGATTTGCCACCCCCAGCCGCACCGCCATAGAGGACATCTTGCTCTGGAGCCGAGAGGAAATCAAACTGAGGGCCATCGTTAGGCTTAAATACCACCTCAGAATCTTCAACGAGATCTCGAACTGATTTAGGTAAGCTCTCAATTGTGCCCTGATCGATGACACGAGATTTTTTACCGTTGATAGCATTTTCGACATTTGATGCTGCTTTCTTCTGTTGACGAACAACTTGACGATACCGTTTGGCTTGTCCCTCTAGTTGATCCGCTTTCTTCTTGTTCCGACGGATTCTTTTCTGCGTCTCACGGCGGGCTGTTTCTGCACGGGAAAGGTTGTAGTTTGCTTTCGGTGCGTTAGGGTCTTTCTTAGGTCGCCCACGTTTGCGCTTGGGGGGATCGGTGGGAGTTTCATCCATAATGACTCTTCGGTTACGCTTCTCTGTTATCTGAATCCGGTTTGAATCCCCGGTTCTTATCCTTCTTTTCAAATCTAAATTTTTGTTTCAACGCTTGTTGAGGGGTCATCTGTGTTTCTTCTTTAAAATCGTATATATCACTTTCAACAGATGCTTTTTTCTGTTCTGTGTCCGCATCTTTTAGAGAGTTTAAAAGGGCTGCAGCTCTTCTTTTTATCATTGTAAGGTAGCTATCATAAAACTCTGGTTTAATTGTATCTGGTCCTTTTCTTTTATCTTTATCCGGGGGAGCTATCGGAAAATCTGCACGTGTTACCTGCCCTCCCTCTTCCATACGCTTGCGTACCTCAGATGAACCTTCAGCATTTCTTGTGCTTACTCTTCTATCATAGATTTTCATCGATCTGTATCTCCTTTTTCGGCGGTAGCAGAACTACGCCGTGTACAGCTTGTACATTGTGGTTTATTGTTTCTTGTTTGCCGAGCCCTATACGGTTCAGGAGAGCTTCAGCAGCCCGTAGCCGTACTTCAGCACGTGGTTCGCTGCCATCGTCGTCTATGGTCGCTACAATGCGGTTGACGGCCTTTACTGCGTGTGCTGCCATGACGTGTTTGCTGCGTTCGATGATCTCTTCGGACAATCTTTCGCGCAACCAGTTACCAGAACCCTCTGCGTAGCCCGCAGCTACGGCTGCAGCCTTCGTATTTCCACCGTTGTCGAACAACTCGTCGAGGAATTTGGCTTGCTTATCACTAAGTGGAGCCTTCTTACGCTGTTGAGGCAGTAGGTTCATTTGCTACTTGGTTTCTCAGCAGAGGTCATTGCTGAACGACCCTTAGTTTCGTCTTTTTTCTTTTTAAGCAACGGATCATTCTTTACTTGACCGTACATTACATTGCCAAGCTGTGCTAAAGTAGCAGCACCTGCTCCTGCAAGGATTTTATATCCGAGTGGTATCACTGGTCCGGGCATAGTATTTACCTTTTTAGAGAATTAAGTTAGGCTTGTGAGGCAGTAAAAGGACGTTATTGTCTATGATTGTTTCCCTTTTGCCGTTGCACAGTGGCCCTTAATACATATTCTAGCGGTTAAAACAGGAAAGTCAACCCCTAATTTACAAAAAAATAAAATAATATGGGTGATTTACGGATATTTCTTTAAAAAAACATACCGGGGGGTGCATTTAGGGGTTGACAAAATGGAATTTCACCTGTATACTCGGTGAGTAACCTCCCGGGTAATATACCATAGTGAACACCCCCTATAGGTTCCCCTAAATGTTGCAGATTGGACACCCCTCACTGATCCCAGTGGGGGTTTTTTGTTGGGCAATCGGTCTCCCCCTACATGTTGCGACGGTTGCAGAAATGTCACACCCCTAAAACTACAAAAAATATGGAGGGATTACATGCGCATGTACTGGGGGGTGGGGTGGCCGTTGCCCCGGGTTTCCGCCATCGAATATTTTTCCTCATCGCCGATGCCGTGGGCAACCCCTTAAGGGTAAATCCGGCGTGTCATACTGCTATTATAGCCCAGCAGGTAACTTATACACGTACCCGCGCGACAAGTAGGCGAATTCGTTTTGAATTGCCCCCAGTGTCCCCCAAAATGTTGCACGTCGAGGGCGTGGCGGCGTGTTATCCACGACAAGCTACACAACCGGATAGCACAACAATAACAGCCGATTGGGTATTATTCCCCCGTGCCCACGAAAAACCCCCCCAGCGGTTAAACTGGAGGGGCTACAAGGCGGGGCGGAGGGAGTCACCCCGACGTGTTGCGAAAGCTACTACTTGTTAAGTAACCCAGCGATGTAATACGCAATAATCCCAAGCGGAATAGCGTAGGCGATAACGAAAGCCAGTATCTCTAAGCGTTCCATCTTGTCACCCAGCGAGTTGCGTAATTAAGACCGACTGCACCGCCAACCAGACCAACAACACCAGCCAAGCCAAACAGTGAAGATATCATAGGGGAATAATTGCCGTTGACCATGTTTACATAAGCTAAGTAAATAATTAATAGGCTTTGAAAAATTATAGTTGCGGCAATCATAAAGCGGATAAAAAACTGCATGTTGTCCCCCTAACGTGTTGCGATTTGTTTCATGAGTTCGACAAGAGCCGACGCATTGGTTGCCATCTCTTTAATCTGCTCGGATGTCTCATCAAGTTTTAAATCAATGTCGTCGATGCGATTCTCTAAAGACTCTAGTCTGTCAGATAATTGCGATAAGTCGTTTAGCTCAGTTTCTAAACTGTTTACCTTGTCAACAAGCTCGGAGTGTTTATCTTCTAGCGTATCACTGTTAAGCGTTAGCTCGTTGATAAGTTCACCGACTGACCGTGTTTCGATTACTACCGAATTCCCGACGCTGTCCATTGTTTTCCTCATGGTTTCCTCTCTTTCCTAAAGATTCTCAAAAGGCGGAAGTGCCTCGTGAGCATTTGGATTGTACTTCTTAACAAATTGAATTGTCAAGGCGGCGGTTATTCTTTCCCGTGTTTTTGGGTGGGAGTCCACGCGGTTGTTAATCCACTTATGAACCGCAAGGGTGCTGAGTCCGGTTTGTTCGGTCAGGGTAATTTGTGTCATACCCAAGACCTTGACTACTGCCTTGCGTAATCCGGCGGGGTCTTCCCGTTCTTCTACAACATGCGAAGCGAAAAGCTCGGCGGCGGTTGTTGGTAATTTAAATTCTGGTTCGGTCATTGTGTTTTGTCCTTAGTTTATAATTGCGCCCAGAATAACGAGGGCAATAATACATAATAAAATCCTGTAAAAAATGGCTAAAATCTCACTCATGATTTCGCCCGACTATGCCGCAACTTTAGCAGACCAAGCGTCGGAGTTGATAACGTCCCGAACCTTAGCTTGTCGTTGAAGTTGAACATGAGGCACCCGGTTTGCGTCGGTTGTTCTAGCCTTCCTTGTCCGGTCGTTTCCATCGTCGTCTGTCCAGCTGGCATCCTCTGTCACATGAGTTGACCAAGCTGTAAGGGCATTGTACCCAGCCCATAAGTTAGAACCTAATTCTGCACTTTCCTGATCATAGCGGTGCAACATTTGCCCAAGCAATGCGACGTTAACCTTTTTAGATTGGTCGGTTGTTGCTACTGCACCCCTTGACGTGTTGCGGCACAAAGTGGTTTCCATTATTTCCCGCCATTCGTCACGATTAAGGTCAATGGTTTGCATCCGCCGGAAGTAGTTCCGATTGTTGCTAAACGTATCTAGCCCGACAATGCTATTTGCTGTTATGCTTTCCGGCGATAGGTTGCGGGTGTGTTTACGTTTAGCATGATAGACTTTTTCCCCGCCAAATACTTGCGTGTTCCGGCAATAATTACGATACGCACCAGCAAAGGCTTGAAAAGCCCATGACATGTCTACGCTGTTGATTGTGTCCATGCGGGCAACCATTGGGTCGGTTAGCCGTCCCGAAGGTAAGTCAAGACGCAAGTCATTGAAATGCACCTCACGGGTTGCACGTAGTCCACCATCTAGAACAGTATCTTTTACCCAAACGTTATTGGTTGGGATGTTGCTGTCTTTTAGCTGTTTAGCTTGCTGGTCGAACATCTCAAGGTGACTGACTAGCTTATAGCTTTTTGACACCGGACGGGCTGGAAGTGGTTCATCATACTCGTTGACCAACTGGAAATAGTCAGGAATAGATTTCCCACCAATGGTCTGTATACTGCGTTTAAACGTCCGACAATCTGCGAAGGCGTCAAGATTGCCCACGTCGTGATGTTCGAAAGTAGTCAGCCCTTTACTCGTGTTATAACTTGGAACAGTAGTCTCTAAAAAATTGTGTAACATCGTTTAATCCTTTCTAAAAAATAACGATAAATAATTTATGTACTGATTTGTTTTTTTGTACAAGTAATTTTTTAATGATGTAAGAATTTTATTTTTTCGGCAGCACCCCAACACAAACCGCAAGTTGCACAAGATTTTGTTTTTCCGGTTTGTTCGGGGCAAGTTATCGCGTCGGGTGTTGCAATGCTTTCATGGCTGGCACTGTCAGGCAAGTCAGGCATGTCAGACCAGCGAATAGAAAAGCGTAGCCCAAAATTCATTTTGGTTTTACGGATCTCTTGATGTATTGCACAAGCGGAGTCATTGCGGTGCGTATAGCCCCAAATGGCAAGGTTGGGATTTGTTGCCAGTAGTCCAGCCCATAACTTCACATAGTCCGGTGAGTAAAAGTCACCTAACACATGTAACCGGATAAGAACCCCATCGGGATACTTAGCACATAGGGCTGGCACTTCTTCATCCAGTCTCTTCTCAAGTTCCCCGCCATGTTGCAAACGGTGAGCAAACGGCATATTGTTTCCGTAACAATCCGCCCAGCGTTCGCAACTTGTGGGGCATGTTGCCCGTTCTTCTAATGTAAGGCTAAAAACTTTGTACCCCTTAAACTTGCCTTTAGTGACAAGCCGACCAAGTTTGTTTTTAGGCTTCGGATGTTTAAGCAGTGCGTACGGATAGTCGGCAAGGTCTCGACGTGCCTTGCTGTAACGTGTTCCAATTAGTTCCATGTTGTCCTCTCTTTCTATATCTCAATAATTAATCCCGTTTGTTTTTTGTGTCAAACGAAAAAAGCCCCGCCAGAATTAACCAGCGGGGCAAAATAAGCGGAGGAGAAAGGAGGGAAAAACTCCGCTTAATTATAATTTCTTGGCACTATAAAATTACGTACCAGAGTGAATATTAATAACATTAAATTCATTTGGCTACAGTGTCAATAAATAAGTGGCGACGGAATTCATTTCGATATTCATTCGCTAAGAGTGAGCAGAAATTCATTGCTTTCCACTGGTCGTCGAACACGCCTAGAATTGTTTGTACGGGGAATTCATTTGCTTGCCCACGATCCGATTCAATACCCAACGATGTGGACTTCATTTGACACCACACGTTGACCTTCTTGTCCCAGCGTGGCTTGATACCAAATTCAATACCTTTTTCAAAGTGCATCATTATTCATTCTCCTTATCACGTTTTATTTCATAGATATCTATTGATACGAGGTCAGTGTCTTCGTAGAAATCACACACGTTTTCACCATCCTCTATCTCTTTGAGTTCCTCTTCATTAACCCAAAATTCATAGTATTCACGAACGACAACCTTGCCACCTTTTGACATTGCGTCATTCTCTTTCTGTATGTCGAT